TTTCACAATGCCAATTAAAGGAGAAACTGTTTTAGTATTAGAAATAGATAAATCTAATATATTTTGGTTACCATATTCAATAACACCATACGCAAATTATAGAAGAGATTATGTTACATATACCGAATTAAATCCAACAGATAATAACAAACCTGAATCTACAAATGAAGGTGGTAAAACTCTTAGAGAAACTAAAGATTCGGGCGGACAAACAAATTCTACAAATAAAAATAATTCCACAGACGAATATAAGGTAAATGAAAAAATTAAATTCTTAAAACCAAAACAAGGAGATACTATTATAAGTGGTAGAGTTGGTAACACTATTCGTTTTAGTGAGTTCTTTTTAACCGAAGATGGAAAAACTTCATCACCTGCTATTTTTATTCGTAATAAACAAAATCCTGAATTAGATTCTAAAAAAATTGGAGAGCTAGTTGAGGAAGATATTAATAAAGATGGTACATCGATTTACATTACATCTAATAAAATAAAAGTTCCATTTAAAGAAGAGGTAAAAAAAGAGAAAAAAGGATTTAAGGATTATCCGAATTCAAAAGATTTAAGTGGTGACCAATTATTTATAAATTCAGATAGAATAGTATTATCAGCTAAAGCAAAAGAATTTATTGTTTTTGGAAAGGGAAATACGGGAATACTAACCGATGGTAATTTTTCAGTTGATGCTGCAAAGGATATCTACTTACATACTGATAAAAATGTAACAATCCATACCGCTGGAGCAAACCAAATATTTCTAAATTCAGAGAATGGTAAAGTTTATTTAGGAAAAAATAAAGGAGAGGGTGCAGCAGGAGCAGCTGTACAAAAAATGGTATTGGGTGGCGAATTGGTTAAAATAATGGGTGAATTGATAGATGAAATAACAAAGCAAATATATGCTACGCCCGTTGGACCTACCGCACCCGGTCCTACTAACGTAGCAGCATTCAAAGCTATAAAAGGAAAGCTAAATACTTTACTATCTGCTAAAAACTTTTTAAGTAAATCATAATGTCTTGGACACTATTCAAAGTAAATGTTCTAAAATCAATGGTGTCTTTTCAATTTGCAAAAGACCCGGATGGATTTGCCGACTTCTATGCAAATGAATATGATAAATGTATAAGGAGAGGCGGTGATATGTTATATGGAGTGCCCGTTATGAACGGAAATGTTACAGGTATGGCTGATGTTATAAAAAGAGCTTTTAAAAAAGGTCAAAATAACGGCGATGAAAACTTTAATATATTACAAGAAATATATCCATCCGCATTTGATGCATATTGGTTAGGAGCTGAAATGGCACCAATACCAAACCCCTTACTAAAGCCAGCAGGATGGCAATCGACTCCCCCTGCTCCCGGTGCTATTATGAATATAGGTCCAAATCCAATGATGTTGGCATCTTCTGCCGCATTACATAAAGCTGAAGTTGAAGCTACCAAAGCATTGGAAGATAAATTGAAAGAACAAACAATTGATATACCAAATATTGGTAGTGTAAATGTTTACGATACACTTCAAAAAATCTTTAAAAAAGAACCAGTAGATTCAAAAATAGCAAGTCATCCTGCCGTTAAACTTGGTAAAAGTGTAATGCAGAAAGCAAAGCAAGCTAAAAAGAAAAAACCATCAATAGGTTCTCAATTAAAAAAATCTGCTAAGTTTCCATTTCCAGAACTACCAAAGAAAAAAGAAATAATAGAAAAAGCTAAAGATAAATTAATCGAAGTTGCGATTGAAGAATTAAAAAAACAAATAATAGTACCAATAGAAGCTACTATTTTAGCACCAATTATAGCTACAATACAAATCGCTGTTGAAATAGCTAATAGCATACCATCTCCAAAACCAACACCACCACAAATTAAAAAATTTGTAAAGGATACGATAGATGGAGTTACGCCTGATATACAATTATCGGGTGTTAGTATTCCAAAAATACCAACTAAAGAGGAGTTACAAAAAATGATTGATGAAAAGACTCCAACCAAAGAAGAATTAGAAGCAATGGCTTATGATATGATTAAGGATAAAATACCTCAAATTCCTAATATATTTTTCGTACCACCAACTATAAAATTCAGTTTTCAAACTAATGTAATGATTAATCCATTTGTAAATGTAGCTAAAACACATTTAATGGGAGCTAGTGGTATAATGTCGGTTCTGGCACAATACCCACCACCAGCTCCACCAGCTCCAGCTATACTAAATTGGAATGGTTATAAAATCATAGGTTAATACAATCGTATTAAATTTATTCTTTCAATATTTATTACTAAACATACACACAATTATTATGGATTCAAAATTATTAGTAGGTCTAATTAAGGAGGTTGTTAAGAGTGAAGTCAAACAACAAGTTAAAGAAGAATTAGCTAAATTAATTAAATCTGGTGCGGTTACATTAAACTCACAAAGAAAAACAACAACCCCATCATTAAGAGAAATGACGGAGGTGAATACTACTGCTCCTATTAGAAAGCAGACAGTAGTTCCAACGCAACAAAAACCTCAAATCAAAAAGGAGTTTTCAAAAGACCCAATGATTAATGAGATTTTAAATATGACTCAACCATTTTCAGCAGAGCAACGTAAAGAAGGAGCTCAAGCGGTTGGAAGTGTATTGGATATGATTAAGCCGGAGTTAAGAGTTGATGAAAGTGAATGGGAAACAATGGATTTTAGAGAAGTAAATGTACCATCTAATGTTCCAAACTTTGAATCAACAGGTGATGGTTTACAAGATGCTACAATAAAAGCATTGACACGAAATTATTCGGAATTAGTTAAAAGATTTTAATAAATGGCAATAGAGCTTGGTAAAGTAAATGTAGATGATTTAGTTGAAAACAACTATAAAGTATTGGGGATTGGTATAAACCAAAGTTCCGATTCTAATGGTATATTTTCTACTAACTTTACTACTTTGGCACAAGCTAAAAACAATTTGATTAATCTAATTCTTACAAAAAAGGGAGAACGATTAATGCAACCTGATTTTGGTTGTGATGTTTGGAAAGTACTATTTGAACCAATTGATAACATAGAAGTTTCGATAGAAAATTCTATAATAAACGCAGTTTCTATTTGGTTGCCATATTTGAACATAAATGAAATAATATTTGATTATGATGATGCTGATATAGATACTAATAGAGTTGCATTGGATATAAAATTTTCATTAGCATCTAACCCAGCGTTATCGGAATCTATACAAATAAATGTAGAAAAATAAAATGGCAATAAATCCTATTAAAAAAACATTTGGAACTAAGAGAACATTAAATTATTTAGGAAAGGATTTCGATTCTTTTAAAAAAAATTTAATAGATTATACTAAAACTTATTTTCCAAACACATATTCAGATTTTAATGAAGCATCTCCTGGTATGGTATTCATCGAACAAGCGGCTGCTTTGGGAGATGTGTTATCTTTTTATCAAGATACTCAATTAAAGGAATCTATGTTAGCACATGCTACGGAACGTAAAAACGTTTTAGCATTGGCTCAATCTATGGGATATAAACCAAAAGTAACATCTCCTGCTATTACAACTATAACTGTTTATCAATTAGTGCCAACAAAAGGAGCTCCAAACTATGAACCAAATGATTCATATTATCTTAAAATTAAAGATGGTATGGAAATTGAATCAGCTACAAATAGTTCTATTATATTCAGAACAGTAGATGCAGTTGATTTTACAAATGCAACTGATAGAGAAATTGATGTATATGAGAGAGATGAAAACGGAGTACCATTACAATACTTAATTACTAAAAAAGTAAAAGCTATATCCGCTAGAGAAGTATCAACCGCAATAGCGTTTGGTTCATACGAAGAATATCCAAATGCTGATTTGAACGATACCGATATAATATCAATTACAAATATAACCGATTCCAATGGTGTAAAATATTATGAAGTTCCGTATTTAGCACAAGAAAGTATTTTTGTAGAGAAACCAAATACAGAAGCAAACGCTGGAGATTTAAACAATTCTGCATCGGTTGTTCCATATATTTTAGAAATACAAAAAGTTCCATATAGATTTTCTACAAAAGTAAATTCTGATAATACTATCACCTTACAATTCGGAAGTGGTAATAATTCGGCAGGATATGAGGATGAAGTAATATTACCAAATCCAAAAAATGTAGGATTGGGATTAGCAAATTCCGTTAGCAGATTAAATCAAGGAATAGACCCATCAAACTTTCTTAAAACAAATACTTTTGGTGTGGTACCTGTAAACACAACATTAACTATAAATTATTTAGTAGGGGGTGGAATAGCATCAAATGTTAATCAAGGTGATTTAACATCTATTCGTAGAATTGAATTTGAAGAAGATTTACTATCTTTCAATTCGGATAACGAACTAAACTTATATAATGCAGCTAAAGGAACTGTTGCAGTAGAGAATTTAGAATCTGCCGTTGGTGGTAGAGGAGCTGAATCTATTGAAGAAATTAGACAAAACGCATTAGCAATGTTTGGTTCTCAAAATAGAGCAGTAACTAGACAAGATTATATAGTTAGAGCAGTATCTATGCCTGAAAGATTTGGTAGTGTTGCAAAAGTATATGTTTCTCCTGATGGTGAAATTGATAATAATTCACCTGCATCTATATTAGCTAATCCACAAAACATAGCAGAATTTGTTGGATTGGTAGAAGGTTTAAAAGATAAACCAAAGCAAGATATTCAAAAAGAATTGGTAAAGTATTTAACTCAAAAGAAAACTAATATAGCAGAAGTAAATAACCCATTTGCAATCAATATGTATGTATTGGGTTATGATTCAAATAAAAAATTAACACAAATAAATCAAGCAGTAAAGCAAAATCTTAAAACTTATTTAGGCGAATATAGAATGATGACTGATGCTATAAACATCATAGATGGGTTTATAGTAAACATAGGAATTGATTTTGAAGTAATAGCTTATTCAAATTATAATAAGAGAGAAGTTGTTACAAATTGTTTAACTGAAATACAAAATTATTTTAACATAGATAATTGGACATTTAATAAACCAATAAACATTTCAGAAATAGAATTGATATTAGCAAATGTTGAAGGAGTGATGAGTGTACCATCCGTTAAAATATATAACTTATGTGGTGGAGATGGAAATTATTCTCCAAACAAATATAATATAGATGAAGCAACTAAAGGTAAAATCGTATATCCATCTTTAGACCCTTGCATCTTCGAAGTAAAATACCCTAACAAAGATATAAAAGGAAGAGCTTTATAATATGCATAAATTTTTCACATCATCATACGATGCCAGTATCTACCTACAACAACCTGAACAAAACGCAGGTAGAGATGAGATATTAGAGGTTGGTAAACTTTATTATGGTTCTACTAAAGATATAGCAAGAACCTTAATTAAATTCAATGTAGCCAATATGGGAATTCCCAGTGGTTCTATTGTTTATTTAAACTTAAAATCATCTCAAGCAGAAGAAATTCCATTGGAATATACAATCCATGCTAATGCCGTTTCTCAAAGTTGGACAATGGGAACGGGAGGTAAATTTGATAATATAACATCAGATGGTGTTAGTTGGAAATATAAAAATGGAGTTGATACTTGGCAAGATAATACAGCCGGTGGTACTGCTTATTATATTGCAGGTACAACGGGCTCTGCGAATGCGGAAGGTGGTACTTGGTACACCGCATCACAAGCTTCTCAATCATATAATTATGAAGATGCTGATGTTAGAATGGATGTAACAAACATTGTAAATCATTGGTTAAGTGGTTCTTTTCCTAATAATGGATTTATTATTCATCATAGTTTAGAAAATGAAGAAAACACATTAGATTATGGTGTATTGAAATTCTTTTCAAAAGAAACAAACACCATATATGAACCTAAATTAGAAGTTGTATGGAATGATACGATAATTTCAACAGGTAGTTTAGCACCAACAACGGGTTCAGCAGAAGAAGGATATAAAGTTGTACTTACTAATTTAAAAAATAAATATCCTGCAAACGAAACAATAAAAATTAGAGTAAAAGGTAGAGATATTTATCCTTTAAAATCATTTGGAACAACATTCGAGTACGACCAAACTAAGTATTTACCAACATCATCTTATTATCAATTAGAGGATTATAAAACAGGTGAAGTAATATATCCGTTTGGAGACTATACTAAAATAAGTTGTGATTCAACATCAAACTATTTTAATATGAGTTTAAATACGTTACCAATCAATAGAACATATAAATTAAAAATTAAAATATTAGAAGGTGGTATATCTACTATTATAGATGATAAATTAATTTTTGAAATAGTATAAAATGACAGGATTAGAAGCAATAGCACAAAAGTTAGAAGAAAAAAGAAAAACGGACTTAGAATCAATACTAAGTGTTTCCGGTTCAACAGCTATTGCCAAAAATGAATATGGTGTAACTATTGTAAATGAAAATAACGTTGCATCATCTTTGGTGTTTAAACAATTAACAAAACCAAAATACGATGAAGTTGAATTGGTTAAAGCAATTGATTTAAACATTAAAGAACTTAGACCTGATATACCAATACCAAATTTAGATTTAGTTCCTAAGCCATTATACGATGAAGAAGTTGCAACTAATGAAGATTTAAGAAAGCAAGTAGCGGATTTAACAACACAGGTTACTGATTTAAATTCTACTATAACTGATTTAGAAGCCGAAGTTCAAAATGAAATAAATAATAGATTATCTATTGAACAATCAAATGATGCTTTAGTTAATCAGTTAAATACGTTAACACAAACTGTTGATGATTTTGCTTTACAAATACAAAATTCATTACAAAAATCAGTAGAAGAAGGTATTCTTAGAGCATCTTTACAATCTCAAAATACAGGATTCAAAGCTCAGATTCAGGCATTGATTAAACAAATTGACTCA